CCGTGGGATGCTTCACAACAAAACGAAAAAAGATCAAGTCGGATCTATAAAGATCTGAATTTGAATTTTACAGCCAATCCTGTTACTGGTGATGTGGTTTCAATTACAGATGTGAATGCTGTGAAGCGTTCTATTCGTAATTTGTTACTCACCAATCACTATGATAGGCCGTTTCATCCTGAAATCGGCTCTAATATCCCACATTTACTTTTTGAAAACTTTGGCATTATTACTGGAACTCAGATATCTAGACAAGTTGAGGAACTTATTACCAATTACGAACCTAGAGCCCGTGTAGAAACAGTAGAAGCTTATCCTGTTCCAGACACAAATACCTATGATGTTCGGATTTACTTTTATGTGGAGAATATGCCTGCCGAACTTGTGGAAATGCAAACACTCTTAGAAGCAGTACGATAATATGGCTATAAATTCAAAAGGAAAAATAGAGATTACCGATCTTGATTTTGATGCGGTTAAGTCCAACTTTAAAACTTTCCTATCACAACAGACTCAATTTACGGACTATAATTTTGAAGGATCTGGTATATCTGTTTTAATGGATCTTCTTGCCTATAATACACACTACCAAGCATTTCATGCTAATATGCTCGCAAATGAGATGTTCTTGGATACCTCTTTACTTAGGGCTAGTGCGGTTTCTCATGCAAAGGCGTTAGGTTACACTCCAACATCTATGAAGGCAACAACTGCCATCGTAAATATTACAGTATCGGGAGTACCAGTAAGTCAGACTTCTCTTAGTATGTTAGCTGGGACAATTTTTACCACTACACTAGATTCAGTTAGATACCAATTTGTAACAATGTCTGATCATATTGCAACATCTAATACTGGTATATTTCAATTTGATAATATTAGCATTTATGAGGGTACACGAACTACTTTTAATTACACTGCAAATAGTGCAAATTTAGAACAACAATTTTTAATACCTTCTACCAGAATTGATACAAGTACTCTTGCAGTTCGAGTACAGACTTCTGATTCAGATACTACTACAGAAACTTATACACTCAACACAGATTATACAACATTGACATCTACCTCAAAGGTCTATTTCTTGCAAGAGGTGGAGAATAGTAAATTTGAAGTGTATTTTGGAGATGGTGTTTTTGGATATAAACCTATTAATGGAAATATAGTTATTTTAGATTATGTGGTTACCAATGGCGATTTGGCAGAAGGCGCATCAACTTTTACATCAGCATCTACAATTGGTGGATATTCTCAGGTTTCTGTATTAACAACAACGGCTGCTTCTGGTGGGGGTTCGTCAGAAACAGTTGACTCCATCAAATTCAATGCTCCTCTGAAATATGCGGCACAAGGACGAGCCGTGACACCTGATGATTATAAGTCTATTCTTCCAAGTGTATATACCAATATTAAATCAGTTCAGGTTTGGGGTGGAGAAGATAATGACCCACCAATTTATGGAAGGGTATATGTTTCAATCAGACCAAAGAGTGGCACTTCACTGACCACTACTACTAAAAATAGTATTATTAGTAGTTTGAAAAAATATAATGTGGCATCAGTAACTCCTGTTATTGTTGATCCTGAAATTCTTCAACTAGAGCTAACTACTACTGTAAGATATAACTCAACTCTTACAACTAAATCGAATTCAGATATAAAGGCATTGACGGAAACCACCATTTCAACATTCAATACAAACAATCTTGAAAAGTTTGATGCTGTGTTTAGACATTCTAATCTGCTAAAAGAATTGGATCAGACAGACCAATCAATATTATCAAGTACAGTATCAGTAAAATTAAAAAGATCCATTTCGCCAACTCTGAGTGCAGATACCAAATATACTGTTAATTTTAATAATGCACCATATCATCCAACTTCAAGTTGGTCACAAACAGTAGTGGAGTCTGGAGGATTTTATCTCTTTGGTAATACTAATGTCCAGTACATAGATGATGATGGTAGTGGGAATATTAGGACATTTTATTTATTGGGTGGTACTACAAAAACTATTACTAATTCTGCAGCGGGTACTATAAATTATAGTACAGGACAGATTATTTTAACTTCCTTTAATATTACAGCAATAGTAGCATCTTCTGGAAATTTGGATATAACTCTTAAACCAGATTCTAATGATGTCGTGCCTGTTAGAAATCAAGTGGTGGAAATTGATACTGTAAATAGTACAACAACAGCTGAAGTTGATACCTTTGCAACTGGCGAATCAACAGCTGGTGTAGGATACTCAACTAAGAGTTCAACATCCTCAGTCGGAAGCGCATACACATCTTCATAATATGGCTACTACTTTTTTAGATGAAAAGATTTCATCTTTTATAGAAGAAAGATTTCCTGAATTTGTAAGGACAGATCATCCTGTCTTTGTGGAGTTCTTAAAACTGTATTATCAGTTTATGGAAGCCGCAAAGATTACGTTGACTAATGTGCAGGCTTATGATACTATTCTTTTAGAAAATTTACTTACAGAAAACTTTCTTCTTTTGGAAGATGGTGTCAAAGTAGTAGGAGAAAATTCGACTTATGGTACGTTTCTTAAAGATGAAAATGTTACAGGCCAGGCTTCAGGAGCGGTTGCACAAATCTTGGCTGAAGACAATGCGAACACCATACTTTATATTGAGCATAATAGATTTTTTCAAGTCGGTGAAATTATTGTTGGTGCAACGAGTGGTGCTCGTGGAACCATTTCCAAATATCAAGGAAATCCTATTCAGAATATCCAACAATTGTTGGAGTATGCTGACGTTGATAAAACCCTTACAGATTTTCTTGATCAGTTTAGGGACACATATCTTACTGCTGTACCTAATACTCTAGCCTCTGGAGTATCTAAACGTAATTTAGTTAAAAGTGTTCGAGATCTGTATCGTGCAAAAGGCACGAAAGCAGGACATGAGCTTTTCTTCAGATTGATGTTTGGGGAAACTCCAGAACTTTTCTATCCTACAGATAATCTTCTGAAAATATCTGCTGGTGATTGGACTAGCAATACTGTTATTAGGGTTGTTGCTACTGCAAATAATCCTGCAAATTTAGTAGGCCAAACGATTACTCAAACGGCTGACGCCGATCTTGAGATAACTGCTTCAACAGCAACAGTTGAATCAACCTTACAGATTCAAGAAGGGGAAACTATAATTTATGAATTAATTCTGAATCTGGATTCTGTATCTGGAACATTTATTTCAGGATCAGAAATTACTGGAGTGGATAGTATAGATGCAGATGTTGCAATTACTGCAACGGTTCAGTCTATTATCATAGGGGTGTCTGTAGATACGCCAGGGTCTTTTTATACAACTAATGATGAGGTAACAGTCACTAGTGTTGATGGCTTGAATGCAGATGTTAATGTTGTGGATGTTGGGTCTGGAGAACTTGATGAGATTGTAATTGATGCTTCTGGTATTAATTATGCAATAGGACAAGATTTATATTTTGATAATACTAATACTCAGGGTGGTGGTGCAAGTGCTAAGATTATTAATATTGGGGGCGCCCTTGGTCCTGAAATTGGAGATTATGATAGGGTTGTGGGTGGAAGTACAGTACAAGGAGAATATAGAAATACGATAGCATCGGTAGACCATATTATCTATGAGGAGGCAACGGAACAAACCGATGCATATACTGGTGCTCAAATTCAGTTAGAAACTGCCACATTTACTAATCTTAGTGTTGCTGATGAATCGTCAGAGGTTGTTCATGTTCTTATGAATAATAGGGGGTCTGGTTATGAGTCTCCCCCATCAGTGGTTTCTACAACTGCAAAAATAACATGGGCCTCTGGAGCTATTACTGGTTCATCAAAGGAATTTGTTGTAGGGGAAACAATAACCACAGCCGCAGGAGCCTCTGCTACTATTGCCGCAAAGGGAACTGGTTATATTACAATTACAGGAGTTACCGGAACTTTTAGTGCAAGTGATAAAATTACAGGATCATCAAGTACAGCTTATGTTATTATTGTATCATATACTGCACACGGTACTGGTGCAACATTTCTACCTTGGTCACAGTCAGGTATTGGTTCAGTCAAGGGTGTAGAGGTTACTAAGTTTGGAACAGGGTTTACTTCAGCCCCTAGTATAACATTACCAGTAAAACTTCTTGTTACAAGATACGATAGTTCTTCACCTAATATAACACTCAGCACATCCTTTGTTGTTGGGGAGACTCTTACGGGACAAAGTAGTACGGCTATAGGGGTTATTACTGAATGGAATAATGCAAGACAACTCCTTACAGTCAAACTAACCTCAGGCACGTTTCTAGTTAATGAGGTTATTACAAGAGGAGCAACAAGTAACTATGCTATAATTACCAAACTATCTAGTTCTATTCTTGCATCTAGTATTGGTACAGTAGGTACAACTACTGGAGCCTTTGATAATGATAAAGGTAAACTCAGTGAATCTCTCATGAAGATTCAAGACTCTTATTATTATCAAGATTTCTCGTATGTAGTCAGGGTGGGATCTGCAATTAAGGATTGGAGAGGTGAGATTAAGAAGGCAGTCCACCCAGCTGGATTTGCAGTCTTTGGAGAGGTAAGTCTCACCAACAAAGTTGAAACTAAACTTACGGTTCCGATCACCGGAGTTTCGACTTACACACCCACACTTGCAAGTATCTTTGAAGCTGCTCTTACCACAATTATCGGTAGGAGATTGGGAACGGATACTGATGGTACTACCTTACGAACTAATGCTCATTTGGGGCATAAGATCGAACTTACTCATGATATTGAAGCGGCCACCAGAGTTGGAACTACAGTCACTATTGAGACTACAGGGCCGCATGGATTTGATGCAGTCGATGAGGTAGAAATTAGAGGAATAACATCTACAGGATATGATGGCGTTTATCAGATACAATCTGTAACAGATGATACATTTACAGTCACAGTATCTGGCTCCCCCACAACTCCTGCTGTATTTGCATTAGGATCGGCACAGGCATCGGCCATTTCTGCATTTGATAGTTCGACTAGAGATGTTACAATGTCATCTTATAAAGAGATGACGATTCAGACAGTGTACAGTGGGTTTGATAGTTTACAGAAAAATAGATATGGATTAGGTGCAACTAAAAAGACTGCAACCAAATATCTGTGGTCGGTTGGGGGCGGTTCGGATACAACTCCAGTAAGAATGGATAAACTATCGTATGCATATCCAAATATAACAAGAAGACAAGTACCAGAAGTTAGAACGGATAATGTATCAGATGGGGATGCTGGTGTATATGATTCTACAATGAAATACACTATTATTCAAATGGGGGTTTATGATGCGGGCACTCAAATGACATTAGAATCTTTTGGGGGAGTGCAGATTGATGAGATTGTTAGATCATCTAGGGTCTTAATTTCTAGTGTGGGTGATGATGTGGACTCTATTCTTATGGAAGATGGCACTTATCATGCCTATGAAGAATCCACCCCTATTAATGTTCATGTTATTCCATCTGAATCTAATAAGATTTGGAATGTACCACCACCGTCTTATATAAGGGGAGTTAATATTAGTGCTAATGAATATCTTACTTTTGATGATGGGACAACACCACCGGACTTTTCAGACAACACCGCTCCCCCATCTTTTGATATTACTATTGGGACATAGGTAACTCTTATAAATAATTTAACAAGGTAAAAGGAATACACCATGGCAGCAATTATCACATCAAAGTTCAGATTTCACAACGCTGAACAATTTAAGGAATCATTTTCTGAAGCTGCAGCTACCAATTATTACCTATTCATAGGTAGACCATCTGAATTCGCATCAGGCACAACGGGGGGAACAGACGCTCTACCCCCTACACCAGTTGATAATCGTAGATCAGAAGCCTATCTTTGGGATGATATGCTGGCTGCAAAGAAAATAGATTCGACAGGCGTAACTCACGCAATTCCAAGGAGAGACTTGGATATTTCTGGTTCGACAACATATGATATGTATCGACCCAATTATACAGCTACAACCACAGCTACTTCTGGAGCAACTAATTTATTTGACTCCACGTTCTATTTTGTAACTTCTGCATATAGAGTTTATAAGGTTTTGGATAATGGGGTGAATGGGACGGTAGGAGC